ACCTTAGTTTCATAATCTCACGTTCTCTAGCGGCATCTATCCGAGCATCCACAATCCCCTCGTTGGATTGAATGCGTTGGTTGCCTAAAGCCACTGTATTAGCATTTTTCTGCTTGTCTAGTTCAAGCCTTTGCAAATCAATATTCGTATCTTGCTGATCTTTGCGCGCCTTGATTTCCAAATCCTGCGCCTTGAGGGCGATAAGAGGATCTTCTTGACCCTGTCCACTGATTTGGGAACTAATTTGCTTCACTTCCTGCATTCCCTTAGAAATTAACTCTGCAACAGCCCCTTCAACCTGCATGAACTGTTCGGGAGACATTTCCTGGCCCTGCAACTGTTGACCCATTTGTGCCATAACCTGCTCCCTTGCTTTCAGCGCAAGGTGGTCCATTACGTGTTTTTGAAGAGACATAATTGTCGGGGGCATTTGTGCAACCATTCCCGAAGAACCAAATACAAGATGCGCCATAATATGTGCGTCGTGGTTTTGTCCCTCAAAAGCTTCCAAAGGAACGCTCTCTAAAGAGTCGGCGTTTTCTGCTGCGGGATCTTTGGGTGCCGGATCCCCTTGTTCCATAGGCTTTAAAATGGTGTCAACGTCACGTACACCAATCGCCTTATACATGCGCCTGTACGCTTCATACATGTTATGAAGATCAGGAGCCGATTGTGCCAGTTGCAATTCCGTTTGTGCCAACGTAACCCGTTGCGCCATTGAGAAGATGTTGGGGTCAGATACGGGAATAACATCAACCCTGTCATCAAAATCTTCTGCCTTTATGGTTTTTTCCGCACCTACGACGTTGTAAGGATATTCCGGCGGCAAAAATTCCCCGAAAACATGAGCCAGCAACAAGAATTCCTCTTTAAGGCCATAGTACAACCGCTTGTGAATAGCGGACATTACCTTGGCTCCCTGCTCCAGCATGGCAATAGTCGTACCAACAGGAGCCTGCTGATTGCCATCACCAACCTGGAGATTAGATACAGCAGCAAACCTTTGACCCGCTTCCACACAAAAGCCCATCAATTGAAATAGCGTTGCATCGGCTCCTTTATAAGGAAGAAGCATCAAGGCGTCGCGAATCACGCCCCCCGGAGCATCTACATCGCGAAATTCTCCCGGCGACAACGGCTCATCATCATTACGGATCCGGAGTCCGCGCGCCTTGAACCCCGCTGGGAGGTTGGACAGGGTCCCGGCATCTATCAATTGACGTAGCGCCGCCGTCGCCGTTCGACTTAGCCCTCCAATCATGTGGATTAGGCCAAGACCGTAAAAACCAAAACCGGGCAAGAACTTGAAATGAACAAAATATTGAATCTTTTTCCTGTTGGAATCTTCTTCCTGCCAATTGCGTCGGATACTCAGAACTTTTCCATTGTTCTCGGATACCGTTACAATATAAGGAAGCTTGATCTTGGTGTTCTCACCGTCGTCCCCGACATCCTCGTAACCCGGAATATCCAAATCAATATGGCATTCCAATAAGGTTACCTCAGTGTCCAGGTAAGACGGTTCCACGCCAGAGATATCATCCATCTCTTCCTGGACTTGAGAAGGATCGGTCTGTGAAGGAGAGACCTCAATATCACTGTAAAAACCGGCGACCTGTTTCTTGCGTAAATCATTTTCACTTATCTGAATAACGTGTGTAACGTTTTCAGCAGTCTCAAGATCCGTCGCCGTGTAAGGGACAACCAGTTGTTCAGCAGGTACGAACTTGCTAACAGCCCTACCCAAAAACTCATCGTAGTATACCTTCTTGAAAGTAGAACCCGACAGCGGTAGATAAAACAGCATCTGATCGAATTCCGGCGTGTACTCCTTCATTACACAGGTAACTTGATAATTCATGTAATGACGAACGCGCTCTGCCTGCTGCTCGACTTCAGGTGTTACTCTTCCAATAATTTCAGTTCTGACAGGTCCCCCGGACGGGAAAAGCTCTCCAAAAGCCTGCGCCTGAAATTGCGTTACAGCTTCGGCCAATAAAGGATGTGTTACACCCGTGGCCCCCCTAAAGGGCTCCGTGCGGTCCTGATACTTGAAACCAAGAAGTTCAAGACCATTCACATAAGTGTCTTCCCAGTCCTTGCGCCCGGTCTTGTTCGATTCATATTCTTCAAGAACCGTGGACGCAATACGACCTAAATCAGCGTCCGAAAGCTCCTCCGCTAAATTATCGTAAAAATCTCCGGAACCTTGGGCCGTGATCCGTGGATCAAAATCCACCACAACCCCACCATCATCCTCCATCTCAATAGACAAACCGGGAGCTTCAATTACCGCGTCTCCCTCTACAGCAACCACGGCCCCAGGTCCTTCCTCAACGTCCAATTCGACAGGAGGGATTTCATTTCGTCTTTCTACAAGGGAAGAGGTCCCAAAATTACTTCTGGGAAGGGGTGTATCCGGCATACTTATTTACCCGTACCTATTATAGAGAGAGCCAATTCCGCCGTATCTGCGCGGGTCCCTTAGTCCTTTAGCCCGCTCACGCATGGTTTTACCCGCTTGTCGCGCAGTCAGATAGCCGCGCGGTTCAAGCTCCCCGGCCACAGTTCCTCGGGGAACGCCGCCGTGAGCCATTCCTTGAGGAACGCCAAGATAAGGAGGGAGCCCTGTGGGACTGCCCATAGTGGACTGTTCGCGCGCTTCTGTTGCTCCACGGGCTCGGTTCCAATACCCTTTTTCCTCGTCCGTAAAATCCCCGTGGAATACAGGACCCAATAAAGCTTCATCATTGACTGTATTCATTTCCGTTAAAGCCTCCCGTTGGCCCAAACCAGTGGCAGGAAAAGGCCTTTCTGTGGGATAGAGACCCATCTCGTCGGAAGGTCTCGTATCGTCCATTGCCCTTAAAGCCGCCCCTGTACCCGCAGCCGCACCCAAGGCCCCCTCCTCCATTATTTGGGAGCCGCCTACACCCACAGCCTCGTCGCCATATAACACACGGCGAAGCATATCAAACATTCGATCATCTATCTTGGCTATCTCTTCAAGATCTTTCCGATTCTTGTTTACGTAGGCCTGAACCTCCTCATTCGTTCCATCGCTCATACGAGCATAAAGACCTTGGGCAATAGCCTTTGCTTCGGCGCTGCCACCGTTGTCCATGCGAATAGGACGAAAACCCAGGCCCCGTCTTGGTGACAAAGACCTTTGATACAATTGCGCGGCTTGTACCCCTTGCGGGGTATAGGGGAACTGAACCCCAGCTACATTAGGCATGTTACTTCCTCTTTCTCGTATGTTTTCTGTGTATACACTACCGCCCAAATTTTTGAAGGCAACGTCAGAAGATTTTGACGTTTCAAGACCTTTTTTAAGCATGTCTGAAATAGCTGTGTTCCATGTTCCATGAGGGGAGGGTCTTGGTGGATACTCAGCTATTATTTCTCCATACTTCTCGTTTAGTTTCTGGTAATAGTGTCGTCGTAAATCAGATTCGGGGGGATTTTCAGCGGCCTTTTGTCGCTCCTCATACACTTTCGCTCGATGGAGGGCCGCTGCATCAGTCCTTGCCCCAGGAAAATATCCGGCCTTTAAGAAGTCAGAGGAAGAAATCAGACGTTCTCCAGTTTCTTCATCTCTGAAAGCTCTCAAATCATCAAGAGATAAAAAGTCCGCAAGTTCTTCATCGCTTAAACTTCTAGCGTGTTCTTGATATTCCTGCCATTTTTCAGCCATGAGCGTAACTTCTTATCTTCTCTTTCAAGCCTTTCTTGAACGTTTTTTACCTTTTCCACCTTTTACGATGTCAAAGTCCTCGTGACGCCTCTCTATTTTAATTTCCCGCAACCTTTTTGGCTTCTTAGCCTTTGGTTTTGTTTTTGTACCTGCTTGAAGTTTTCGCATAAGCCTTTTTCCTCGGCTCTTTTTAGCGTCTGCTTTAGATTCTAACATGATACCCATGATAAGCTTCCTTACTTTCTCTTTTTACTATGCTTCTTGGCTAAATAAGCTTTATACGCTCTTTTAGCCGCCTTTAAGGTTTTATATACAGCACCGCCAAAGGTCCAACCGCCCTTTACCTTACGAATCGGCATCCTGAGATCCTTGCTCCGTTTCCCCCTGGCAACAATCTCCGTCAACAATACATTTACAATAGGCACATTGATAGTGCCCGTGTACAAAAATCTTGGGCTTATCGCAGCCGCATTTTGGACATGTTGGACTTTCCATGCTCAATTCCTTGAATATAGGGGTTTATCTACAAATCCGCCATGGGCAAATATGGATGTAGTCGGGGGGATTTGCCCAATTCCGTACTTCCGTAATTCATCTATAGTAAAAGCGGGACTAATTAATCCAGATTCGTAAATGTCGCCGCCCAAGGGATCTTGTACTTCAGTACCTAGTGGTCCGATATGGTCTATTGGAAGCGGGGGAAGGGGCTGTGCGGCGGCTTGGGGCTGTGCGGCGGCTTGGGGCTGTTCAATTCCCGGCCCCATGTTATCGGGGGTGACGGAAAATGGGGAGGGTTCAGAATGTAAGCCCAATGATTGGGCAATATCGTGTACAGGCGGCGCTACAAAGCCATAAATATCTTCAGCCGCGCTTTGTACCGGCGCAAAAGCCTCACTAACAGCCTCACTAAGACCAACTTCAGGCAAGCTCACATCCACCGTCATATCCGCCACATCTTTATAGCCGAATGACTTGGCAGCTTGATCTCCGATAAAGCCCAGGGCGCTAACCGGCGGATCTCCGGGCTTCTTGGCGGCGTACCTAGCTAGACTCATGATTGACGTAGGTATCGATAAAGCCGGAACCGCCAAACCTAGCGCCGCCAAGCCGAAGGCGGATACAGCCTTTCCAAAAGTGGAATTTGGATCACCAACAACAGTAGTGGCGGGGTTGGAAGTCAAGGCACTAAACTCTGTTGGTGTCATGTTAGGAATGTCCGCTCGACTAAACACTTTACCATTCAAGCTGTAGCCCCACGGAGCGAATTCTCCAGTCATCGCATTGTGTTGGTCAATTTCTGCTGGGGTGAGATCAAAGTCTGCTAGCGTGTCTCTAAGTCCTTTGAGTCGGCCAGAAATTTCTTCTTGATCTATCCGAG